AGTGGGGAGTACGATTCGGTAGATACCCTTCCCTTGTGGATGCAAGAGAAGGTTGCCCTACTCATGATGACACCATTGGACAAGCCAACCAGTGAGGTCGAAGGAGTAGGCAGACGGATTGACGATAATGTTTATTGGATATTCCGTGTGTAATGTTAGTGCGGCACTAACAAGGGGGGTGGTTCGCCATCCCCCGACTTTGATTTTGATACCAGTTCCGAGGGGAAATACATGATAGACGAGCGAGGAGAAATTGAAAAAAGATTATCCGAGGGGTTGTGTCCGTGGTGTATGCAAGAGTTGGAACAAACAAGCGAACCTAATACGCGCAGATGCAAACAATGTCGCGGAACGGTTACGGACGTAAACACAGGAGAACAAAATGGCGATGACACCAGAAGCAAAAGTTAAGAAGAAAGTAGCGGCACACCTAAAGGTGTTAGGAGCCTACTACTTCTATCCAGTTACTGGGGGCTACGGTAAGAGTGGTGTTCCAGACATCATTGGATGCTACGAGGGTAAGTTCTTTGGCATAGAATGCAAAGCAGGTAAAAACAAACCAACGCCCTTGCAAGAAAAGAACCTATCTGATATAAAGAATAGCGGTGGCATAAGTCTTGTCATCAACGAAGACAATATAGATGACGTGTTGATCTATGTTGGCGGTCAGAACCGCGACCCACGACAGCTTGAGTTGGATTTTGAAGGCTCACCTGTTTAGACACTGCACAAATTGGAGATCGTTATGGGATACACCGAAGAAGGTATCGGTTATCAGCGTAGAGATACAAGTCTCGCCGCCGCTGAAGATAGCGCAGGTAAAAAAGTTACCTTACGCGAACAAGTCTACACACTACTAACCAAATCACCTACCCCACTGAGCACTGAGGAAATCGCGCATCACTTAGAGCGTCCTTACGTTTCAGTTCAGCCACGTCTATCTGAGTTATCAAATGATCGACGTGTGAGAGATAGTGGAAAGCGCGGCAAGACCCAATGGGGTAAGGCGTGCATTCTATGGGAGGTGCCACATGGCGAAGCAACGCACTAAAGCTGAATGGCTTGTTATCGCAAATCACTGTTTCAGAGCGTACACCGTTGCGCCTAAGTATTCGCCAATGCGTTTATTCTTTTCGTGGGGCGAGAAGTATGCGCGGAAGCAAGCCGCCAAATCCCCTGAGTAACCAACCACACCGCTGGGCCTTAACCGTACGAGGGTCTTGTGGTCACTTGTTATATCGTACGAGCAATAGGAGAACGACATCATGGCTACTAAATCATCCCCCAAAGCCGACAAGGTATGGGCGTATTTAATTAATAACAAAACAGCTACCCCTGCACAGGTCGCAAAGGCTACTGGCGTATCGTATGGGTATGCTTACAAGTTAATGCAGAAGATTGGCACACCGAAAGAGGTGTTTATCGCAGAGGAGGAAGCGAAAAGCACTGGAAAAAAGCCACAAGCCGCCAACCAAAGACAGGTTGGTGGGCAACATTACGTGGGTTTATCCGTCGAGCCTTGGGCGGCAATGGAAGCATGGATGACTAACGAAGAGTTCGTTGGGTTCTTGAAGGGTAACATCATTAAGTATCTTGCCAGAGAAAAGAACACCAATGACTTGGATAAAGCAGGTCATTACATGCAGAAGTTGTTGGAGGTGAGGTGATGGACTTAATCACGTTAGATTTTGAAACATACTATGACAGGGATTTTTCCCTGTCTAAGTTAACTACAGAGGAGTACGTACGCGATCACCAATTTGAGGTGATTGGCGTGGGTATCAAGGTGAACAATGAAGGAACTGAATGGGCAAGTGGAACACGTGAACAACTTAAACAATACTTACACACCTTCAACTGGGCAGAAAGCATGGTTCTCGCTCACAACACTTTGTTTGATGGTGCCATTCTCTCTTGGGTGTTTGATATTCATCCTCGCGTGTATACCGATACTTTGTGTATCGCCCGTGCTTTACACGGGGTGGAAGTTGGCGGCAGTCTCAGGGCGTTATCTGAAAGATACCAGATTGGCGCTAAAGGAACCGAGGTCTTAAACGCTTTAGGTAAACGTAGAGCCGACTTCTCTGAACAGGACTTGTCGTTGTACGGTGACTACTGCATCAATGATGTCGAGTTAACATACAAACTATTCAATATCTTTTTGAAGAAGGGCTTTCCTAAACAAGAACTGATGATGATTGATCTGACGTTGCGTATGTTCACCGAGCCGATGCTTGAGTTGGACATTGGGTTGCTTGAACAGCACCTTGAAGATACACGCGAACGTAAGGATCAGTTGCTTGAGGATGCAGGTATATCTAGGGAGGACTTGATGTCTAACCCCAAGTTTGCCGCTGTGCTTGAGGGGCTAGGCGTTAAACCGCCTATGAAAATAAGTTTACGTACAGGGAAAGAAACATTCGCGTTCGCCAAGAACGACGAAGAGTTCAAGGCACTGGCTGACCATGAGGATGACCGAGTGCAATCAGCAGTTGCCGCACGTCTGGGTACGAAGAGCACCCTTGAGGAAACACGTACTCAGAGGTTTATAGACATAGGTAAACGTGGGACTTTGCCGGTTCCAGTAAGATATTACGCCGCGCATACTGGACGATGGGGTGGTGATGACAAGATCAACATGCAGAACTTACCTAGCCGTGGTCCAAATGGTAAGAAGTTAAAGCGTAGTATTCTCGCACCAGAGGGCTACACGTTGATTGACTGTGATAGTTCGCAGATTGAGGCACGTGTACTCGCATGGCTTGCAGGTCAGGATGATCTAACACAAGCGTTTGCTAATAACGAAGACGTATACAAGGTCATGGCCTCTCGTATATATGGTGTTCCCGAAGATGAAGTAACTAAAGACCAACGGTTTGTAGGTAAGACTACGATCCTTGGCGCAGGTTACGGCATGGGTGCAGTGAGGTTTCAAGAACAGCTAAAAGGCTTTGGATTCGATATGGAACTGGGCGAAGCACGGCGTGTCATAACGATTTACCGCGATGCTAACTGGAAAATCAATCAGTTATGGCGTGGTTGTCAGGACATGATTAGGTATATGGTCAACGGCGACAGCGTGCAGATTGGTAAGAAAGGTGTGCTGAACGTGTTGGGATCGGAACGCGGTATCCTGCTTCCTTCAGGTTTGATGTTACGTTATGACGACTTATCAGGTGAGCAAGGTGAGCGTGGCGTTGAGTATAGCTACAAGACACGGCGAGGTCGCACCAGAATATACGGTGGAAAAGTGACCGAGAACGTATGTCAGGCGATAGCGCGTTGCATTATTGGTGAGCAAATGTTACAAATCAGTAAGAGATGTCGCGTTGTGCTAACCGTGCATGACTCCATTGTCGTATGCGTAAAGAACGAAGATGTGGCTGAGTCACAGGCATTCGTTGAGAAGTGTATGCGTTGGACACCCGACTGGGCAGAAGGTTTGCCGATCAATTGTGAAAGCGGATTAGGAAAATCTTACGGAGATTGTGAATGAGTGTAGCACCGTGGTCGTTCAGCAAGATTAAGGCGTTTGAACAATGCCCCAAACAGTTTTACCACGAGAAGATACTCAAAGAGTTTCCGTTCGTACAGACCGATGCGATCTTATACGGTAACGAGTTTCACAAAGCCGCAGAAGATTACGTTGGTAGTGATACCCCTCTCCCTAAGAAGTTTGACTACGCGCAAGCAATGCTTGATTCACTCAACGCCAAGCGTGGTGTGAAGTTATGCGAGAAAAAGGTAGGCATAACCGAAAACCTTAAACCTTGCGGCTTTTACGATAAAGATGTTTGGTTCCGTGGGATCATTGACTTGCTAATTGTTGACACGTTGGGGGAAACCGCATGGGTGATTGATTACAAGACTGGTAAGAACGCACGGTATGCCGATAAAGGTCAGCTTGAACTGATGGCCTTGGCAGTATTTTTACACTACCCCGAAGTAAAGAAAATTAAAGCAGGGTTAGTGTTTGTAGTCAGTAATGATCTTATCAAAGCAAGCTATAACGAGTACGACGAACAAGAGTTATGGGTTAAGTGGCAAGGCAAGTACAATGCTATGAAGACTGCCGCCGATAAGAATGTTTGGAACCCACGCCCAAATGGATTGTGTAAGCGGCACTGTCCTGTAACCGTATGTCCTCACAATGGGAGTAACTAATGCCATACAAAAATAAAGAAGATCGTAAGAAACAAAAGAACAAACCTGTTGATAGTAAAGAATTTAAGGCACGTATGGAACGTCAGCGTGCCCGTCGAAAGATGGATAAGACAGGTAAAGACGCTAACAAGAACGGTAAAGCCGACAAAAGAGAAGGCAAAGACGTAGCGCACAAGAAACCGTTGGCACGTGGGGGGTCTAACAAAGACGGCGTGTCAGTACAAAGCCGAAAGCGTAACCGTTCGGCAGGTGGAGCCTTGAGTAAGGGCAAAAAGAAATAAGTTAGTGTGACACTAACACCGCGCCGCAAGGCGTTGCGATGGAGAACGAAGTGCAGATATTGGATAACAAGGCGCTATTATTGCGCCTAAAAAACCCTAACAAAGTTACTAAAGTTGTCGAGAAAAGCCGAGAACTATCAGATAATCAAGTGGTGGTTAACTGGGGTGTAGACGAAGCGCACACCCTCAAAAAGTTAAACATTAACGTACCCTCACCCATTGAGGGTAAGTACCAATGGTCTGGTCAATACAAACCATACGAACACCAAAAGGTTACTTCCGCATTCCTTACTATGAACCGAAGGGCTTTCTGCTTTAACGAGCAGGGTACAGGCAAAACTGCGTCTGCTATCTGGGCATCTGACTTTCTTATGATGCAGGGTAAGGTAAACCGCGTGTTAGTTATCTGCCCGCTGTCGATCATGGATAGCGCATGGCGCAATGACTTGTTTAGTTTTGCCATGCACCGCACGGTTGACGTGGCTTACGGTGCTAAAGAGAAGCGCAGAAAGATTATTAACCAAGGCTCTGATTACGTCATCATTAACTATGATGGGGTCGAGATTGTTGCCGAGGACATCGCCAATGGTGGGTTCGACTGCATCATTGTGGACGAGGCCACCCATTATAAGAACGCACAGACCAAGCGTTGGAAGACACTAAATAAGCTGTTAACCGACCAGACTTGGCTATGGATGATGACAGGCACACCTGCGGCTCAGTCACCATTGGATGCGTACGGCATCGCTAAGCTAGTTAACCCTGTCGCTGTACCTAGGTTCTTTGGTTCGTTCCGAGACATGGTGATGTATAAAGTTACCAACTTCAAATGGAAGCCGAAAGAGACAGCTACCGAGACAGTATACAACGCACTACAACCTGCGATCAGGTTCACAAAAGAAGAGTGCCTTGACCTACCCGACATGGTGTACGTCAAACGAGAGGTTGAACTCACGCGCCAGCAGAAAAAGTATTACAAGGAACTTAAAGATAAACTTGTTTTACAGACAGCAGGTGAGGAAATAACTGCGCCCAACGCCGCC